TCCCATCCACTGATCTTTTGCGGTAATCCTGAGTCAAATCTAATTTTATCCGCATCAGTATAAACTAAAGAAGTCAACGAATTATCTTCTTTGTTTACCCCAGCTGGAATATTTAAAATTTGTCGTACTCCATTTGCCATTTACCTTATGCACCAGAATAAATAAAATAGTTTCCTACGAATAAGGTAGGCTGCATAATAGAGGGAGAAGTTTGGGAACCAGATGCTTGATTTTTACCAATCTGCTCACCAGCTGTAGTGCTAGAATCTGAAGAATTAGCAGAATAATCGGTAGACGGACCGCTAATAACTTGAAGACCTCCAGTGTTACCAGAAGACCCTCCACTATTGTTTCCTAATGTAAATTCATGTCCATGAGGAGGGAGATCAGTTGCAGTTAAAGTTACTGTTTCTGCACCAACTTCGTCTCCCATAGAACGTGCTGTTAACCCACTGCCTGTACCTATAGCACCACCTACACGCCCACGTAAATCAGGGGCATTAAAATTCGCACCACTACCCCCAAAAGAATAACCTATTAGATCAAATAAATTACTATATGTAGTAGTGGATAAACTTTGGCCATTGCATAAGAGCCAACCACCATGGTTAGCAGCTTGAGCTGAGAACTTCATATCACCTATGTAGGCATTTACACTCGAAACAGTGAATTCATTAGTAGTAGTATTTAGAAAGCCTATGATAGACCAATCAGTGCCATCGTATATCTTTAATTCATTAGGATTATCGGTAGTATCTAACCATATTGTACCTAATTGTTTTTCCGTGGGCTCAGTGTTTGATTGAAAATGATTAATAATACGTCGTACGAGACTATCTTGTGAATCTAAATTATCATTAAGATAGTCTCCCCATACGTCATCATCCCCCCCCACTGTGGGTTTTTGCCAAGAAAAATTTGTTGTATTAGTAGCCATATTATGTATTCAATAAATTATTACGATCCCTATAATTATTACGTTTTTTCAATGTATCCTCGAAATTACGTGTAATAGCCGTATATACATTCCCCAATTCTGGAGTTTGTAACGTATCTCTATAGAAAATTTCTAATGCTTTATACCTCACTCCATCAACCAATTTATCATCAAACCACACTGATGTATCACTATCAACTGCGGGATAAGTAGTATCAGTATAATTATAATATAAAGTCACAGTAGTATCAGTATTAGTATATGGATAAACATATAATTGATCTCCAAAAACTGCATAACGAGTCGGATATCCAGATTCCGAAGTATTGTTAAATAGATTAATTAACTCATTAAAAGATAGTTGGAGAAAGCCCTGACGATCTCCATTAATGACAGTACCAATATTATATTGCGCTGTAATTAATGTGTTGAGATCGTCAGGTAAATCAGTAGCTCGGGTACCTTCTGATATAATAACATCCCCAGCTTTAGAAAGAAGCCATGGATGATTACTTTCCATATAGATGAGAGCAGAAACAATGGCATTTTTAATCCCAGTTTCGAAGTCATTAGCAGACTTATTAGTCTCATATAACATTCTCTCGATTAAAGTGCCAAATGTAACTGCCATATCATCTCCTTAGATTTTATTGCTCACCAGTGCAATAAAACCATACTCGCATTCTAATAACACCACTGCTTGCAGCCGTAGCTACAGCTGAAGCAATAGTAACTATTAGTTGTGGGGAAGTTCCTTGTGCGTACAAATATCCAGAACCTGAACTCACCACGCCTGAGGTTGTACCTTGAGCACGGTTTATGCGGTTTAGAACTAGATAATCTGCGGTAGTAACTCCTGTTACACCCATAACACCACCGTCAATAAAACGATCTGCATCATCACTATCACCAACATTGTATGTACCTGTAGGAGTAGCATTAGTATCTAATTCTGGATGAGATATTTCTACATCTACAATTCTTATTCCTTCATCAGGCAATGCATCTGAAGGTGTAGTAATTGTATCAGCATTTGCTAATCCTGTAGTCAATGAATACTCAAAATCAATTGCATATAATTGACCTGGTGCATATTTCGGCTGATGAGAACTATACGGTATTATTTGTGAAAAATTATAAGCTGTCATAGTTACCCTCCTTAAATTGCACTATATGTTGAAATTACGATCACACCATTGTCATTGGAGTTAAACTGGAGCTTTTTGATTCCAAAAATACCAACCATCGCAAATCTTTGTTGTTGCTGAATGTCATAGTAATCAGAATTAATTCTGAAACCTGCTACATCCTCTTGGCCAGAAGAATAACCACGACCTAGACCTAATCCCGCAGCATCAGCACCACAGAATACGGATCTACGACAGTTAGCTTCTTCAGCGCCAGTTGAAGAGTTAACCCCTAGAGGTATTTTGTCAGTATTGAAGACACGTGTTTGACTAAATACAAAACTACGTGATATCTCACCAGAACCCCTACCAGACGCAATCATAGATTCTTGTATATCTCGAAATTGGAATGGGCTTGTGCTATCTTGAAGCAAATCCATGTAGTTTTGTGTATGGCAATATAAGTGATATTTAATTTCTGCTGTTTCAGAAATAGGACGTATATACGGACGGCTTGTTTGCGCTATTGTTTCCGCTTCTAAAATATGACTCAATTTCATAGTAGCTGTTGTATCAGCTGCTACTGCTTGGTCAGTCGTTAAAGAATTAGGACGTATAATTCTGGTTACTCCTGAAGTTGTGCTTGGTGCAATAGCACTATTCAACCCAGTAATTTTAAGTCTATCATTACCAGAGTAAGTTTGACCATCATAAGTAATAGATGTCGCTGTGTTACCTGCTAATTGATTTAACACACCTAATACACCACGCACTTTCATCCATTCCGACATTACCCGATAGGTATCTTCTGGTAAATTATACTGAACTCTTTGCTGGTCTATAGTATAGGGTGCAGGAATTGAAACTGGAATACGTAACTGATCTATATTTAAATTATCAGTATAGTAAGTTAATGCATTTTCATTACCTGTTGCACTAGCAGATCCAAGAAGACCTTGATCCGTCAAACGATTTAAGTAACTGATAGTGACACGATCACCAGCATCTTTACTTGTGTTGTCCTCTCGTCTAACAATACCGTCTTTAAGCATTTCCCCTAATAAATACGTATCACTTACGAAATCATATAGGGTCCTTTCCGACCATAATTTAACTGTAGACGAGGAATTTGTACTAAAATTAGTAGTTGCCATAAAAGCCTCGTAATTAAGTTTAAAAAACATTTGTTTTTCTTGCTTTTCTTAACGAGGCTTTTTCCGAGATTACCCAAGCTCGAACCTTTTAAAGAGTTGGTGCTCTGTTGGCTATACCGTTGCCCTTTTGCAAGTTGCATCGATAGAATAGTAAAAGGTTACTTTCACCATCACATCAATCCTTTTCGATCGTAACATAATTTTAATATTATGCAATTATCTTAGTGATCTATGGTTGATTTTTTTCAATTGTTCGTGGAATTTACTTGCGTTTATTCCGCTATTAGGATTACTAGGATCATTAAGCAGATCATTAATACCCACATTCCCATTATTACCTACTCCGCTTTTGTTATTAATGCCATGAATTGATGCACTTCTTTTTTGATTGTGATTAATAGAATGGATATTTGATTTTGGTGTGGAAACTGGAGCAGCATCAGGGGTGTAACCATAGGTTTGAGCTAAATTATACACTATCTCAGGAGCATTCTGGCCGTTCTCTACAGCGTTCACTAAAATACTTTGCAATTTTTGCTGCACATAGTTTTGAGCCTGTTGAGGATCACTGTAAAAAGTTTGCGCTACTTTGGTTTCAATATTTTTCAAATGATCTAATGCATTATTGAAATCAGGATGGGTTTTTTGAAATTGTTGTTCCTGTGCATTAACGACATTGAAATATTGCAATTGCTTAGTTTGTTGATCAGTATTTTGTCCTAAATTACTAATCTTATTTTCTAACTCTTCAATCTTCTTTAGATATATTTGATGAGCCTCACCATCTAATGGTTCGTAATTATCTAAAGAGTTCCCATCTTCTTGAGCAACGTTTTGATTATCTGGTTGTTGATTTAATTTCTCCAATTGTTGCTGCAAATACTGAAATTGAGTTTCAAAACGTATTTTATCTTCTTTTTCTTTTTGTAATGCTTCCTCTAATTCATTGCGTTTTTTTATTTCTTTATTCAACCGTGATTTAGGAATAAATTTCTTTTCCTTATAATCTTCTTCATTGTCATTTTCTGCTTCTGTTTCCTCTTCAGCATTTACCTCAATATTATCTTCTTCACTAGAAACTTCTTCTGTTGGTTCTTCAGGAGATGCCTCTACATTTTCTTCGGCTTCTACCTTCTCTCCTTCATTTTGCAGTTTTTCAATTTCTGCATGGAAGTCAGTAGGGTTTTCAAATAGTTCTTTTTTATTGCTCATATTTTCTCCTTATAAGTAATTAGTTAAACTCTTGCTTAAAGCATTAACATCGCGTTCTTGAGCTTGACTCATTTGGTTAAGACTACGAGCTTGGGTATATCCAATGTCTGCTACTTCTCTATCATCTTGATATTGTAGCGACTTTTGTTTTTCTAATAATTCTGCTAATACTCTCTGGGTTTCAGCAATAGTTTTCTCTGCTTCAGCTTGGCGATGAGCAGCACTAGCATTACGTGAGTTGATCTCACTCATCAGGAATTCTTCATTCAATGGATCAGGTGGTTGTGGTTGCGGTGTCATCATTTCTAACACTTGATTCTTAACGTTAGGTGCTAATGGAGCATATTGTAAAGCTAATGGCATGATATTCACTGGATTTTGACCACTATTCAAGTGTCCTTGTAATTCCATTAATTTCTGGAAGGTTTCTAAATTTTGATCTGGGGTCAATGGTACTTCATCTATGACCACATCATATTCGGCGGCTAATTGTGACTTTACTAATGGAAAGTATTGTGCGTTACTATCATCGGTAACACTTTTAATTAATCTACCTTCTGCGTTATCCGCTAAGACTCTTACACAGTCTATATATAATCTTGCCTGTTGTTGCATATACGCACGTTTAGCATCAAAGTAAGGAGCCAGTGTCGTTAAAGCCTGTCGAATTTGTTGTCGATAGAAGCTACTATTCATTTCTTTAGATTGCATCATTCCCATTAACTCGGGAGTGACACCACATACTTTCATTATTTGTTGGTCAGTATATTGAATCAACTCTAAGATACCACTTGGCAGTGGTGGAGTGACCTTAGGACGTGATTTCGCTAACCCTCCAGATTCATATACAGTGACATGTTTAGCTTTGGAATAAGTATCAATAAATGCCTTGATGTCTGCAACTGCATCCACCTCCACTTCTACGCCACCTTTTGGTGAAGTTTCTAAGAAATTAACGTAATCAGTTAAAGTTTGATTTAGAATCCTCTGAGGATCTTTACAGAAGCGTAGTAAACCATAATATTCTTGATTTAATTCATCGAACTCTCCTGTCATGAACTTAATTGAGAAACCTTGTTGAGAATAGTTCTCAGATTTTTCTATTACTTTTCCACCAGCAATTATTGCACGATAGTATTTAAATTTGTACTGACGAGCATACACTACTTCAATGCCTAAAGGCTCCATGGCCTCTTTGAGATCGGTTAAATCCTTAGAATCTTCAATGATAAGAATAGAATCTACATCAGGATCAAATTCGAAGCGACGCATATAATCAGCTTTTAAAGCCTCTATGAGCAACGCTACCTCTGGAGTATATAAAGAGTATTCTATTTGTAAGAAAGGATTCTCTACCCTATAAAATGGCTCTTTCTGACGCCATTGATGTTCGTATATTACTCCAAGAGTCTTTGCAGTTATTACATTGTCAAAATATTCAAGGATACGGGCATCTAATTGCGTATTGTAAACTCCTGTATCAAACTGATCACCATACTGCTGTTTGATGATTTCCTGATCTACCACCTTAATGCGCGTAACGTAATTACTGTCCATTAAGTTATCTTCTCGAGCAGCTGAATCCCAGAATAAAAAAGCTGGAAATAATCGTTCTACTATTACTTCACCATCAGGATTATTATCATAGTTAATAATAGTATCAGTTGCCCCTATCCCACATATTAAAGCATCAACAAACATTTTAGATTGATGATATGGAGCTTGGCTTCTTTCTTCAATATAACGAACTGTATCATTCATTATATCACTATAGGCTTCCTGACTAGGATTCACCTTACGTGGTATATAATTTAAATCTAATCTATTTTGTCTTTCAAACCCTCCAATAGATTTTATAACTGGAGAGACCTGATTAATTGAAAAAAAAGGTAAGTCATTAGCTGTTTGTTTTTCTACACCATCCAACGTCCATTGCGCTCCAGAGTACACTCCGAAGTTCTCACGCACCTCATGTTGACGCCAATCTTGAGTAATAGTTAAATTCTCATCAATTTGTTTATTTAAGCTATCAATTAGCTCCTCATTAGAGGGCATACCCTTAATATCGGTCATTTCACCTCATCATCATCCTTCTTTAAAATAACCTAATATATCCCTAAAAGGAAAGGAATTTATAGAATAAATCCATAAATGTTCAGAGGTTGTTTTTCTTTAATTAATACCAACCGTGATAGTCTCCAGTAAGTTTGCAATATATCCTTCTTATAAAGTTGAATCCCCGCGGAGTATGGAGCCATGTGTAAATTATTATTATAATAAACGATAATATGCCCATAATACTGCCAATTGAATATAGAATATTCATTCCTTCCCCTCTTATATTAGTTATAAGGTTATTCTTTATCATTCATCTCTTTATCATTTGTCATTTTTATTCTCATTCTTCGTCTCATTTAATTTGCTGATATTTTTCTTAGGCGCGGCCAGTTCAATACCATATGCCTCCATAGCCTCATCGTCATACATCGGTATATATACGATAATTTTATTTCTCCCCTCGGGTAATTCTGCAAGTACTTGACTTAAATCTACCTCAAGTCGTTGCATCTCTATTCCATTTATAAACATAAGAGCCTCTTTCATTCATTAATGATTTTAACAGTAATATCATTTATATAAATCATAGTAATTAACATTACTCTTCTTGGGAAACAAAATATTGATATCACAGATTCTGCTAAATGCATCAATCATGTCATCGTGACGTGCATAAGGAAATTGTCTATATTCTTCATCTAAAAAATAAGCTACCAGATCTACTTCACGCCCCATATAATTTCTTTTCTTCAAAAACTGCGGAAGGAATATTTTACGATCTTCAAAATATGGTACTAATCTCGTAACCCTATCAACCTTAGGTATATTGCCTCCTACTTCTTGTATAGCAAAGCGATAATTACGATATTCCATAGCTTGCTTCATATATTCTATATCTAATTGCATCCCGTATTTCTCATAATAAACTATCTTAGGTTGATATTGTTCGTGGATATTAAACAGAATCTGCTCTCTTTCTTTGAGATTTAATTTATCTACCCATCCATCTAAGAGATAGATATTACCATCTTTATTTGCTCCTAGTACTAAGATCGCAGTGTTATCACTATTAGGATTCTTGGAGTTAGCGGGATCTACTACCACATATATATTCATTTCTTTTAACGAAGGCATCGTTTGGTAATATTGAACCCACTCTTCTTTAAATACTTCTCCCCCATCCTCAGTTGGGGTTTGCATATATAGAGCAGCCCAATCACGTGATGACACTGTAGATTTGATTTTATTGAGATGATCTACACTATAACGCTCTGGCCATAATGCCTGTTGTACGCCGTTAGAATCAGTTGTTAATGCTGGCAGTGTTAGTACTGTCCAATCTTCTTTCTTTTCATTTAAAAGCCACCCACTCAAATCATCATTATGCCAACGTGTTTGGATAATAATAATACTTCCTTCAGGTTCTAATCGTGTATAAGCAGTAGAACTATACCACTCTTTTATTTTATGCCTTATAAGACTAGAATCAGCCTCCTCACGGTTTTTAATGGGATCATCTATAATTAAGCAATGTGCACCACGACCAGTAATAGAGGCGTCCATACCAACTGCAAAATATGCACCACCTTTAGTAGTATGAAAACGATTTGCCGCTGTAGAATCACCACTCAAAATAGTTGTAGGAAAGGCCTCCCTATAGCGCTCGTCTAACATATGATTACGTACTTTACGTCCAAAATCATTAGCAAAGGTTTGGTTATAAGTAGCAAAGATTATATTCTTATTAGGGTTGCGGCCTAAATACCACGCAGGGAACATTTCAGAAGCCAAAGTACTCTTACCGTGTCTTGGGGGCATAAAGATCATTAAACGTTTAATTTCTCCCTTTTCTACCTTTTCTAAGGCTTGAGATATTTGTCTAATATGGGTGGGCTCATAATTAAATGATTTATTCATTAAACGAGCAAAACTACGCAAATGAGTAAACGAACCATAAAGAGCTTTTTTGTGGGGTGGTAAAGGACTCATCAGTTATGTTTCTGAATATTTCTAAAACGTTGTAACTGCTCTCTTGCATTCACCATATATTTTAGTATGTCTCCGTTATGTTCAAATTGCTCGACACAATCCGTAAAAATATTTAACCATATTTGCAATTCTTCTGTTATTCCATAGAATCTTATTAAAAAGTAAGCCTGAGTTTTTTTATTCTCTAAATGATTGAATTTGAGGTCCTTTACACAAGTCATAAACTCACTTTTATCTTGAGCATCAAATTCCTCTGACGTACACGCTTCCATCGCGGCAACTAATTTATCTAAGATCAACTCCTGTATTTTCCATAATTTTAGTAATTGCTGCTCTGTCATTATCATCCTCATTTTGTCTGTTTAATTATCTTTGTCATCATTGTCGGCATCATCATCGCTCATGCCTTCCGAAATTATACACTTGGTTATTTCATCTATTTCCTCTTTAGATAAAGTAGTGGTTTGGAATGGTTTATCATCCTTATTACCAATATTTACATTCTTATCATCGCCATAACCACGTTTACGACCTTTATTCTTTAAATAAAATATTATAGCCGTGGTATCTCCTTCTTTGATTTTGCGAAATAAATGATCTTCTACAAAATCAATTGTTGTTTCAATGCTTTCATCACACAAAGCAGCAAACTCTTTATCTTCATTATACCACCTATAATAAGTACCCCTACTAATCTTAAGATTTTTACATGCCATAGTAACAATTCCTTGGCATTCCTTTAGCATTTCTGGGAATTTCTTTTTTATAGTGTCATGTTTGTTTTTCCTAATTCCTTGTGCAGTCATTGTCTTTTAATCTCATTAATTTCAAATATTGTAAATCTTTAGAAAGGCTAAATCTCATTATTTCATTACGATCAGTAATATCATAATAAAGATCGAAATATGGTACAGAAGCGGGTATTTCCATTACAGGATGTGAATTCCAAGTAATTAATAGAGACTGCTTATGAGAGAAAAGACGAACTATAATTTCGCCATTTATGCCCCCTTTTATTTCCCACTCTCTATCTTCACAATTTACATCCCCTGAAAAAGCTTTAAACTCATTATAAGGTATTTCTAACCAAGGAATTAAATTCATTGGCTCCATTTTAGTTGGTTTATTCATCAGTATGTTCCCTCATCCTAAAGAAAAAGATATTTGTAAAAAATTTTATAATCAAGTCATTCAACTACAGTCGTACAATTTTTTTAAATTTCCATTCTTAATTTTTCACGTTCCTAATGAACAATTTACATCTAAATATTATACCCTAGAACTCAAAAGAATGGGATTAAAAAGTGGTGTACCTGACTATGCTGTTATATATCATCAAAGTATTGCTTTCATAGAATTCAAAAGAAATGAGAAATGTAAGCTTACAGAAAATCAACAAAAGTTTGCCAAACAATGTAATAATTTTCAGATTCCCTTCTTAAAAACTCATGATCCTGAGGAGGCCATTGAATGGATCCAAGCATTACCTAAAGATATGGAACCTCCTTCAATAGTTTCTTAAAATGATTATGAATATCTTCAGATTCTGTATGCTTAGCCATATACAAAATATAGTCTCTAAAAAAGTTTTGCAGGAAGCTAATTTGAGATTGGTTTTTAATAGTAGCCATTTGTTTTACCGCTTCTTTAATGGTTGGATGGATAATAATATTCCACCTAATATGTACATCTGTGCTCACCCGAGGCCTCCCAATCTTAGTAATTTCTTTAGCTTTTTGCGATTTTTTCACTCTTTTCTTTAACATTTCCTTAACTGCTATTGACTTTATGTTCATTAAATGCTTTAATATATTTAATGTCACTAAATGCATTTAAGCGTTTAATGATAGTGTAGCAGTAAACAAAAAAATTGGAAGGAAAATTTATGACTAATCAAAGCTTCAAAAAAGAATTAGATGAAATGATAAAGGATATTGATTCTATTATTCCTGATTCGTATAAAGACCAATCTAACCAAAATGATAGAGAATACTTGTCTAACGATGATATTAAAGAGAAAGTATTAGAATTACTTATGCTCTGGTCTGAAATAGAAAGAATTCTTATTAAATCTGACATAGAAGGTAAATTCCAATTATTTGAAATTGTCTCAATGATAGAGAACCATTACATTCCTCAGGTTTATTTCTATCTTTATCGTCCCATAGATGAACCATTTTTAAAAGAACAGGATTTGCAACAAGCCTTACAGATAATGAGTGGAATAGCTTTGAATGTATTAGAAGCCTATAAATTACTCTTAGCTGATAAAGACAACGCAAGAGGGGAATTCTTACTTTACCACACTCTAGGACTAGATTTTATTAATCCTGATAAGAAAGTAATGTTAGATTTTTATATTAAAGGTGCTCAAACAGCCCAATATGCAAAAGATCAAATGAAGAAAGAAAGTGAGGATAATGATGGAAATGTTCATTGAATTAATACTGTGGTTCTGTATCGAACATTGGGCATGGGTAGGCTGTCTAATTCTCTGGATATGGATATCACACGGAGAAAAGAAACGAGATGAAGAAGAATTAAGGAATCATCAATGATTATATTATTAAAATTATTATTTGGTTTTTGGGGAATATGTCTATTAGGAGCCATATTTCAAGATGACAAATTACCTTATAACTATGACTGATATAGATAAAGAGAAAGAAGAGATGCTTCTCGACAAGATTATATTGGATATTCAAGACCAAAATCTTAATGAGGATGCAGAAGATATATATGAGGAATCTCTCGATCTGTTAACTGAACTTAAGAAATATTATGGCCTTAACAATTAAACAACTCAAAGCACGTAAACAAGGGCTCGGTGGTAGTGATGTAGCTGCTATTTTAGGCCTATCTAAATGGGCTACTCCCTTGGATATTTATATAGATAAGATCAGCGAAGAAGTTGAAGAACAAGAGCTGACTAATTTCCAAGAATGGGGTAATAGACTTGAGCCTTTAATTATAGAAAAATTCACCGATGCAACAGGATTGAAGTGTAGCATTACTAATAAGACGTTCAAGCATCCTAAACATCAGTTTATGCTAGCCAATGTTGATGCTTTAATTCCTGAAGAGAATGCAATTCTGGAATGTAAAACTGTTAATTCTTTCGGAGCACAAGAATGGGGTATAGAGGGAACCGATCAAATTCCTGATTACTATCTCACCCAATGTATTCATTATGCTGAAGTATTAGACGCAGCTAAAGTTTATATAGCAGTTTTAATTGGAGGTAATGACTTTCGAATTTATCAATATGAACGTAATCATGAGCTAGGAAATCTCATTATTGAGAAAGAAAAAACTTTCTGGGAACAACATATTAAAAAGGAAGTGCCTCCGTCTCCTTCTACCCATAATGATATAAAAAACTTATGGAATAAAGCTACAGAGGGCAAATCTATAAAAGGTAATAGTGAGGTACAAAGTTTAATAGAAAAGTTAACTCAGTTACAAATTCAACGGAAAATACTAGATAAAGAGATAGAAGAAATAAAACATACGCTTAGCTCATTCATGAAGGATGCTGAGCAATTACTAGATCACCAAGATCAAATCCGTGTTACATGGAAAAACCAAAGTAGTTGTCGCGTAGATGTCAGACTTTTGAAAGAAGAATATCCAGATATCTTTGCGCAATGTCAAACCACAACAAAAACTAGAATACTTAAGGTAATAAAATGAAAGACTCTAAAAAGATGAAAGCCTATTATATGGGTAGATTAGATGAAGTAAAAGAACAATCACAGGAATTAGAACAATTAATAGAAAAGAAACTAGAAGATCTTGCAATCAAAGTTCTCCCCTTCTCCACACCAGTAAAATTTCTGTATTCGCAACTAAATAAAACTTATTATGAGGCTATTAAATCTCTGAAGGTTGAAGAGATAAATAGTCAAAATTGCGAAACCATATTAGTCAAACTATCATCTTTAAAAGATAGAATATTAAAATTAGACAATATAGATCCTCAATTAGGTAAATCTTTTAAACGATTACTGCTACAATATGATCTAAGGATAATGCAAAAGATATTTATGAAAGAAATTCAACTTAAAATAAAGGAGTATAATAATGAATAATATTGTAAAAAATAATAATTCCAATCCTATCATGACTTATCTAAGTGATGAGAGATTTAAAGAACAATTAAAAGCTGTATTACCTAAATATCTCACACCAGAAAGAATGGTAAGAATAGCTTTAACGGAGTTACGTTTGAATCCCAAAATAATGCATTGTGATCCTAAATCTTTTGTTGGTGCGGTCATAAGATGTGCACAAATGGGTTTGGAACCAAGTAGCGAAAGAGGTCATGTTTATTTAATTCCTTATGGCAAAGAATGTAAAGTAACAGTTGGATATAAAGGAATGTTATATCTGGCTGCACGTGCTAATATCTATATCGAAACTGCTATAGTTTATGAGAACGATAAATTTGAGTTTACAAAAGGCTTGCATCCTAATTTAATACATACCCCAGCATTGAAAAATAAAGGGGAAATGATTGGTGCATATGCTATAGGACACTTCCCTAATCAAGAACATCAGATACCTATGTTTGAATTCATGAGTAAAGAGGAAATAGATGCTATTATGAATACCCATGTCAAAAGTACTACCTCTTCACCGTGGAAAAGTGATTATGATGCGATGGCTAGAAAAACAGTGATTAGACGCTTCTTTAAATATTTACCTATAGTATCAGATGAAATTCAATATGCAGTAAGTACAGATGAAAAAGGTGATATTAATATACAAAATAATGCTGTTATTGTAGAGGATATAGACGACAATAACGAGAATAATGACGTCGAAACTTCATCTTCAACCTCTCAAGATCTGCTAAATAAATTAAAATCTGAGAAATAAAAAAAAGGAGGCAGTAATTGCCTCCTTTTCAATAAGGGGATCGAAGAATCCAAAGTATCTTTCAATTTAAGGGAGATCTATTTGATACTTTGAAATCTACCATACCACATCTTTTATATTTCTCTAGGATTTTCGTTAGTATTTCGATTAAAATATTCACATAAGTCTCTAAATTTCATCTTTACAAAATCCGTCAATGCTAAAGAAATGGGGATTGGACACAATAATGCAAATAATACCATAGGAACTACTTGAGCCTTTTGCATATATATATCATGTGATAATATACTAGAACATACAAGTAGTGTTAGCATGGGATTTTTATAAATAAGAAATGGGCCTTTAAATAGGTAAGTAAGCAAAAACCCACCCTTAGAAGTCTTATTCACCATCTCTTCTAATGAAGGTCGCTTCTTTTGAGGCTCATCACGCACAACTATTGCATTTTCTTCTTCAGGATCGAGTGCTTGTTGTCGACGCTCTTGCTCTTGAGCAAACAATCTATTTCTTTCATCCATTTCCTCAAATGTATTTTTCATATTTTGGTCAATAGTTCTCATTTCATTTAGGTAACTAAACATTTGCACCCTATCGCGCGCCATTTCTTTATAACCCTGTAGGACAACCGTGCATTTTTGAATCATTATTTCATTTTCTTCCCTAATTTCATGCACGAATCGCTTTTTTTCTATCATCTGAAGATTCAGTACTTTCAAATCTTCACGCATTTTTTTAAAGCCATCCTCAAATTCCTGAGTTCTTTTTTTATTCAACTCCCTTTGACGTTCAAGTCTTTCTTTATGCTCAGCGTAATCAGAATGAAATTCTATAATATCTTTCGTTTCTATTTTCTTTTTCATTATATACCTCCAATATATAAATTATATACTCAGATCTGGTCTGCCATTTTCTCTTTCAAAGTGTGCTTTTCTTCTTTCAAGTAATTCTTCTGTTAATCCACTTTTCTCTATCTTAGCAACGTATAAAAGACTGTTGTAGAAAGAATTAGAAGTTTCATTGATTGCAATATCGTAACTATCAAAATAACCATCTTTAGCGTAGCTTTCTATTATCTCATCTATTACACGAACTTCAGTCGAACCCCCTATTATAGCCATTCCTATTCTACCCCCAGTAGGTCTTTGATGCACACTCAAGAGAGCTATCATTGAAATAAAACATTTATTTCCTTTTCTGAGTATTTGAGCACTAGGACCATTCTTTCTTGCAGCTTGGAAAAATCGCTCTAATTCTTCATTCCATTCATTGCTCTCTTGTGCTTCGCGCAACTCATTTTGCAATTCTTGATTGCGATTATTGCTATTATTTAGTTGCTCTTCTAATTCGCGCTTAGCTTCGCGTTCTATTCTAAGTTCTTTAAGTAAGTCTTGATTTATTAAACGCTCCTTTGTATATTGTTCCTGAGATTGTTGTACCATCATCACCATTTCTTGGTGTTGTTGGCTCATTTGTTCTCTTTCTATCTCCCATTGCTGCTCTTTTATATGATGTTGTTTAATTTTTTCTTTCATTTCATTGTATTCTTCAGAGAATCTATTCATATCATCTTGGTTATTTAGGTACATCTCATAATCAAAATGTAATTCTTTCATATCTTGGAAATCTTTGACCAGTTCTTGTAGCTCTTCGTTTTCACGTTTTAGCTCTTTATTTTCTTCTGTTAATTGGTCAATCTTTACTTGCTGCTCTTCAATCTTTAGCTGATTCTCTTGAACTGAATTCTGCAAATTCTGAACCAATCCCATGACGTCTTGAAGAGTCATTTCATTATTTTGTACAGTATTTTCTTTCATAAGTTCTCCATAATTAGTTTTAAAAGTATTTTGATATATTTATATTAAGGTAATATTAAAGTCAATTACGTGAATGTTAAATAAATATTAACATACGACCTATAGCTATGGAAATTCATAATGAAACGATTAAAAGCAAAAATTGGGGGAAGCTAATATTATGAGGAGCTCTATTCACCATTTCACTTCCCCCCTTAATATATCACATCTACTTAACTGGAGGTGAAGTGAGATATGAAAATCAGTACAGTATATTATACTAATCATATATTATCAACGGGGTCAAACTAATTTTACCCCATTCCTCACATTATAAAAATAACTGGCCTATTTTCTTGTAGCCCCGTTATAAACTCATAGAGGTTATATATAATACGTAGATTTTTAAAAATAATTTGCAGTACTTGATAATCTGAAAAGAGTGTAATACAATGTGCGGGAAATGGTGAATAGAGCTGCATATTTTTGCACCACGTTACGAGACACACCTCCGTAGTATGCTGTGATATATTTTACAAACACTGGCTCTATCCATTTCACTATCATTAGTTTACTACACCCTCTCTATTTTTTTACCTGTGACATCTGTGACAATTATTACTTATTTACATGTAAGAACCTGTAAACTTGTAAGATTACTTTCCTTTTGTTATGGGATTCATATTGTAATCCAACCATGTCCTATAAAATTTAATAACCCATCAAATTGGGGGTAAAAAAAACTTAAGTAGTCAAGGATTACTTGACTACTCTCTTCCACTAAAATCACCAAAATAGTTTAGTGGAAATAAAGAGATATAATTCTCTTCCCAAAATTCTCCCATTTCCCAGAATGGCCTCATATAAAATTCAAATATGTTATATTTAACAGGGCTCCCACCTAAAGTAGCTAAAGTAACTAAAGTAACTAAAGTTGTGTTGTGCGATTTGATGGACTTGATGACAAACTAATCATTGCGGAAGGGATAGAAACAGCACTAAGTGTATATCTTTCGACAGGCTACACAACATATGCTGCTCTATCTGCATCTATAATAGAGAATACTATATTACCTCCCTCTGATCAAGTGCCTAAAATTTTTTCCCACGCTTTTCCCATAGCCATAACTAAGCATCGGAATATTTTTGAGGTTAGTGTCTTTTGATTAATTAATAGAAAAAACTATAATTTATGGTCTTTTAAAACCGATCGTTTATTAATCAGTTTATCAAGGCCGTAATTTTGGCAAATTTCCCCAAAAAACCCTTCTGAAACCTACCTTTTTAATAAAATAAAATTTTCTGTTGCATAATAGGGTTATAGTATATATAATGCGCGATGATTAATTAACTAGAGGATCTTATGAAAATAGGCTACGCTCGGGTATCGACTCAAGATCAATTATTAGATTATCAAATAGATCGACTTCAAGAATATGGATGCGACAAAATATTTCTTGAAAAAAAAGCTGGAATCAGCTTTAGAAATAGAGAAGAATTTCAAAAAATGAAAGAATATGCAAGAAAGGGAGATACCATAATAGTATGGTCGTTAGATCGTTTAGGTCGAAATACATTAGCAGTTTTAAAAGAATTAGAAGAGATGCATGAAAAAGGGGTTGATTTCATATCTCTTCAACAAAAGATAAATTTTAATGGATCAACTGGAAAATTTATGCTTCAACTGATGTTAGCTATAGCTGAATTGGAGCGCACACGAATTCAAGAAAGAACTTTAGAAGGTTTAAGAATTGCTAAGCTCAATGGGGTTCACTGTGGTCGTAGAAGTACTTTAGATCATTTAAGAGATAAGGTCGTAAGTCTATTTCGAAAGAAAAAACAATTAGAGTTAACTACTAGACAAATAGCTGAGAAATTCGATGTTAGTATTTCTACAGTTTATAGATTTGCAACAGAAGCGAAAGAAAAGGAATTGAACAATAATGCATAGTTTAGTTTGTAAAGAACAAAAAAAAGCAGCCACTATTTATCCATCACCCCTGATTGATATAATAGAAAACTGCTCCAATTTTTTTGTTTCCCACAACAAAAACAAATACCTAATACCAAATACCAAAAATACTAAAATTCCCAAAGGTACAAAAAGTATCAAAGGCCCCAACAAAAGTACTAAAAGTACCAAAGAGGAGGTAAATGTTGCATCATCATAATATCAAAAATCCTTTATCGTCAACTTCTTTTTGGGAAAAACTTACAAAAAGCGAGAGAATTTTGTTACGATTATGTTTAGATTGTTGTCATATGTTTGAAAATACTTCAGGAAAGACAAAAGGTAAATTATATATAGGACGCAAAAAATTATCCGAAAAAGCTGGGTGTTCTGAAGCTACTGTAAAACGTGCTATGCGCAAATTTAGAGAGTTAGGATTATGCTCTTATGAAGGTCAAAAACATAGTAAATTAGTTGAAACCCAATGGGGTAATTGGCAAGTTTATTTCGCACCGTTTCTATTTAAAAAGGGGTTGACCCCCTATATCCCTAAAGGGATAAAAAAAGATAATAATAATACTATAAAGGTTACTCTTTGTTTTAATCCTCAAACTTATTATGAACCTAGTTCTAAAACTTCAATTTCTCAATTCCTAAAAAAGATAACAAACAAAGATCATTCAATTGAAAAAATGATCTTAAGAGAATTTCAATATTATTTTATTAGAAAAAAAATAACCAATATATCTAAACCAGAATGGCATTATAAGCTTTTTAGATTTGCTATACAAACCATGAAATTGATGAAAAAATGGGGAAAAAGATTTAAAAGTTGGTCAACTAGAATCCTTCATTCCAAACCAATTCAAGTAAATAAATATTTTCCTACAGGAGCCGCATTTCAATTCTTGAATAAGAGAGCATATAGCTGGGATATGATAGAAAATGTAGTCGCAGAATTTAGAAGCTTTTGTACAAATAAAGAGATAAAAAACAAATTGCAACATGAATTAAACTATATGTTTTTCCCATTCGTTAAATGGGTATGTAAGTTACGCCGCAATTATGATGGGCGTTATATTCCTTTCTTTAAAAGAATAGATTTCCATAACAAGAAAAAAACAACTATGAAGAAAATTTCTCCAAAATCTCCACCATTGCTTAAAAAATCTTCTATGTGTTTAGAAACGTTAAAGGAAAAATTAGCTCATATCAAATATGAAGTAGCTATTCCTAAGGTTGATAAGGATGTTACATTCGAAGATTTTGAAAATTTAGTTTCAAATTTAGAAACCCCTAACTAAAGCTTTTAAATTACCATTGTTTTAATAAAAATTTCGCGTAAAATAAAAGATGACAGTATTCTGATTAGTTTTAAAAGTTCATATCAAGACCTACTGTTAATTAATCGCAAGGCCTGATCATAAATATCCCATTTTCAGGCCTTTTTATTTTAAGAATATCTCTTTTTCTGCTATGCGTCTTCTTGTTAAGCCTTTTAAAGGACGCAGAACTCCATTTATTCGTGCCTTATTCCACCTAATAAACTCCTTAGCAGCCTTTTCATATTCGCGCCTATTAAGTTTCATACGTAAAGTAGATCTTTGAAAAGCTCCAGTCCCTAAGTTGTAAATAAAACTAGTTAATGCAATAACTTGATTGGGGGATAACGGTACTTTTACCATATTAAATAATTGAGACTGAATTTCTTCGATTGTATTTTCTAGCTTATCGTAAGCCTGAGCTTTTGTAATAGTAGAAGAAGGATTAACATTATGAGTTGTACCATAACCAATTGTCCATACGCCCGCAGAACAACGATAGGCTTCGGCTCTAAATCCTTCAAAACGTATAATTAAATCACATGATTGATCTACAATATCGAGCTCGTCGGAAATACCGACTAGTTGATCATTTTGCAACCTACCGGAATTTCCGGATAGTTGGTCGTCCAATATATTTAATAATTTTTTCCATATCTTCATGGGGTAGAACGCTTAAAACTCCTACTACCAAAATAATAAGAAATGATAGCTACAAATAGTGCTTGATCTTCTTCACTCCATAAAAATTCTAACATTTCCAGAGTGAAATTATTAGTCGCAAACATTACATGAAATATCATGTATTCTATCACACAATATAATAAAATTAAAAGATAGGCTATTACAGGACGAACAGTCCCATTAAAGGCATCTACCCATTTAATTCCTGTGCTATAAGTTTTATATAATGCTTTTATTTCTGCAATATTCTGTTTTGAACTTTGCTCAAGAGCAACCGCATCTAATTTCTCATTGATACGTTTTTCGGCCATTACCATTTGCATTTCCATGATCTTTAATTCATGAGATTTGTCAGATTTATCTTTAAATAAATCAATTAGTGCGGGAATCCCTGAAGCAAAAAATCCTAATACAGAACTAATGATTGTAATCATTTGCGACGCTTGGTTTTGGGTTTACTTTTTCTTGCCACACTATATGCAATAGCTACAGCTTGTTTTGCAGGCTTTCCAGCTTCAATTTCTTTTTTAATATTACTTTGAAGGCCTTTTTTAGTGCGTGCTTTTTTACCTTTGATTAAAGGCATTATTACTTTTTATCCTTCATGACTGGATGCATTCCACCAACGATACAAGACTTATAATCATAATTTGGATTAGCCGCAGGAGACATGCTTTTCATACTTTTTGCGCCTTTTTTCATTTTGGCATAATCGTAATCAGCTCTTTTGTAATCCTTTTCCATACGGTTGTATTCTTTTTTTGTGAGTGCCATTTTTCCCTCTATTTATTATCATCAACATCTATTTTATTATTCTCTAATTGCCCTTTCATTTCAACTAATATTTGTTGTATCTCTGGAAGGATCATCATAAATCCTTTAATAGCAGTGAGTCCGCTATTAATCTCCGAAACTACTTCCTTAATTTTTTCATTACTAGCTTGAGCATCATTTGCACTTTTTCTCACTGTTGTCATAACTTCCTCTAAATTTTTGATTTTTGTACTCATATGACCATATTGAGTAGTTTTGCATATGGGAGCTTTAATATCATTTTCTGATTCAATGTCATCATATTCGTCTAAGACATGTTGAACATTCCCTAATATTTCATGCATTTCTTCAGTGAAATCCAGTTCACTAGCCTTTTTCCAATGCAATAATTGGCTTAATACTGCTTTTATGACACGTCCATCTTCAGGTATATAACTCTCTTTTTCTACAAAGCGACGACGTGATTCTATGAGCTCGTTATGAATTCTCTCCCGTTCATGAAATTCAGCAATTTCATATTCAGTTAAAGGAACTTTCTTACCATTTCTTATTCTATGCATTATTTGGCTCCATATAGTCTTACAGTTCCAGAAGTTATATTCCCAGAGGAATATACTATTTGAATGGCATCTATAGTTATTGCTGTTTGATAAGTACCATAACATATGGTTACAGAATCAGCAGCTGATGGATTTTGATAGGATGCCTGTCCTGCTCCCGCGGTTTCGCTTCCTGAAGCCCCTGTACCACTTAAAACATAATGTCCATCTAATATTTCGCCTGCGGCATTACCTTGACTTGAAGAACTGGAAATATTACCAGTAATCAAAAAGCCTGTGCTAGTAGCATTATTTGTTAAACTACCATTACGGATACATCGACATCCTTGGTCATAACCAGTTGTTTCATAGGTAGTACCATTATCGTCAGATATTCTAACAAATAAATGAACATCATCAGTCGCAGGCCTTAATTCTTCAAAAAATATCCATAATTGGTTGTAGTCTTCTAAGTCTGTAAAGGTAATATCAGCACTAGATGAGGCTGTAGCCGAACCAATAAAATCAAAATCAGCTGGATCAGGCGTAGCCCATGTTCCATCACCACGCCAAAATGTTGTAGCAGAAGCAGAAGTTCCACTATTTAAATTAGTGACTGGGAGATTGCCAGTTACTCCATTACTTAAATCAACCTGAGCCCATGCAGGATTATTTGAAGTCCCTGTGTTAGAAAGGTAGCGAGTAGCGTTAGTATCTTTAGCCAACGCAGCAAGAGTATTAGCAGCAGACGCATATAAAATGTCTCCTTGGGTATATGAAGTTAAACCAGTACCACCATAAACTGTGCCAATGGCTGTTCCATTCCACGTTCCAGTCGTAATTGTACCTACGGTATCAATGGAAGCTTGACCACTATAAGTTGCAGAGATACTTAAAGTTGGATTGCCTGACACTCCATCACCATTAGAGACATCTATTTCATCAGTAGTGCCTGTAATAGTTCTGCCCGTAAAAGTATCAGTTGCAGTTTGAGTGATTAATCCATTAGTGTCATAGCTATTTAAAGCATTTAAAGTCGAATCAGCAGTGGAAAAAATAGTACCAGAAGTAGGAAGTGTAACAGCAGTATTGCCTGTTACCGTAATATCTGTGGTAAATGCCCCTATAAATTCTAAATTGCCTCCAATAGTTATAGTACTGCTGCTATTGTTAACTCCAGTACCTCCAAATGCTGGGGCAATAATATCTGCATTCCATGTGCCTGAAGTAATAGTATTAACAGTAGCTAAATTAGGCAAAGAAGTAACACTACTAGTAATTAAAGTCCCGCTCGTAGGGAGAGTTACATTAGTAGAACCAGTTGTTGTTAAAGTAAGGGCATTAGCACCAGAGGTTGTAAAATCTCCAGCCGTAACAATATCCCCACCTAAAGTAATAGTATTGCTATTAGACACTCCTGTTCCACCATTAGCAGCAGTAACTGGAGTATCTAAATTAATAGTATTTCCAACTTTCGTTAATCCTGTACCAGCAGTAATATTGGCGGCACTATTAAATGCTGACCATACGATATTAGATGATCCAATGGTAATAGTGCCACTAGTTGTCATCACAAATAAATTAGTACTATTAACCGTACCAAAGGTAATTATAGTGTAAGTACCACTTACAACCTCAGTAGAAGAGTCATAATCACTAGTACGAGTTAAAATCCAATCTGTAGCGCCACTGCCCGCATCAGTAACTTCATAAATTCCATTTTCAGTTTGGTCACTCTGATCTTTAACAAGAACTCTATCTCCTACGGAAACAGTTACCCCATCTATTTCTAAGGCAGCCTGTGCGCCAGAGTTAGTTAACGTTGCGCCTACTCCACTTGCGCCATTATCATAAGTAGCAGTAAGGTTGGCTGTAGTAGCAACATCACATGAAGTTTTGGGACTTAAACCTGCTGCTAAAGAATCAACATATTGTTTTGTGGCGGCTTGTAAATTTTGCGTGGGATCGCCATTTAAGATAAGATCCCCTGTCATCGTACTACCAGCAATTAAAACAGCACTTTCAAAAGTAATGTTTAATTTAGTTCCTGTATCAGTGATGGTAAAATCCGTACCAACAAAGTTTAATATATTTCTTTCAGGCAGTGAAGACCCATTGTCTTGTATTGTTTGTACGCTGCTTCCAAATTCAAATACATTAAAAATAGGCATTATATTATCTCCAATGTAACTGTAATATCAGTGGAACCTCCTGCACTGGTTAATACTGCCCTCATTTGTTCATTTTGCACAAAATATTCTAATGGACGCTGGCCAGCAGTAGATAATGTTACTACAGCACCATTCTGATCTGGTATATCAATCCATGTAGCAGAAGGACGCTGTGGAGCTAAACTTTGAAATTTGATTGTGGCTCCATCAAATGTACCAGTAGCTTTAACAATTGCTTTCTTATTGGGATAATTAACTTGAACGGCATCACCATTGACATCAGTTGTCTGATTAGTAAGTAAAAAATAAAGATTATTGGTTTCCGTTCTGCTCATTTTCTTTCTTTTTTATTGCTTCTTGCAAAGCTTTTTGTTCTAAATCTAAACGCTCTTTTAAAGAAAGACTTCCCTTTTCTTCGCATAATCCATGCATAATTTCTACATATGGCAATACTTGTTTGTATGTAGAATTGTAAAAAACTTCTAAAATTTTCTTAGCATCTTCATATGAAATTATGAAATTCATTTTCTTTCTCCTTTTAGTCTGGAATAACTAAAGGTTCAATGATCATCCAATGCACAACAGAAACATCATTAGTTTCCACAGTAGCATCAGCAGGATCTAACGAGTTAATAACAAAACTAGTAGTAGGGGTTACTGTTCCAACACTTAGAACCCCTAGAGCTGTGGAGGTATCTGGATCATAACGTGTTAAGAATATACGGCTATTGGCAGTTACAAGATCATTACTAACTGTAACAGTACCCGACGTTAGGGTCGCAGTTCCCACTCTTCCAGTTCCACTTTCTTGAGTCATTCCAAAGCCATTAGCGCTAAATAAAGCTCCGCTAATAGTAGTATTGTAATTGAAATCGACATTATCTTCATCAAGATCCCCACTCGCTCCAGCAAATATTACTGAACCTTGCGTAAAAGATGTACCCCCACCAGAAAGTAAATTGCCCACAGTGATTTGCCGAGGCTCATATTGGCCTGAATCAGTTTCACTTGGTGGAATTTGCACTACTATACGCGACGTGCTACTAACGGAAGTTATTACATCACCTTCGGCTCTTACAATACCTGCTTTTGTCATTGGTTTTCCCTCTAATCATCATCGTTTTTATTTTACTACAGTAATTATTTTAATAAAATAAAAAATTAAATTTTATTGCTGCGTTCCATATAATATTGAATATAATACTTTTGCATCGTTGGCAGATAAGGGAGATTGCCCTTGATTCCCATAATATTGCTGGTAAAGTCTTTTAGCTTCTTGGCTATCAATATTATCATTTAAATTATCTGGTGGATTTTCAAAATTCTGTAAATATTGTTCAATATCCATAGCGATATAAGGTTGAGCTTTTGCCACTGATTGTAATTTAGCGATTTGACTGGTAAACTTCTCTGGAGAAGTTACTTTTTCCGTCTCAGCTAACCATTTTATAAACTTAGGGTTAGTTAATAATTTAGAAGATACTCCCCTACCTCCTAATGCTAACAAAGCAGCTTTACCTACCCCAATTGCACTTCCAGCATAACCTATACCTACTCCAGTTAAGATTTTTGTTAGAGTATTTGTATAAGCTGTACGAGATTTATTAGCTAAATCTAATGTATCTTTAATTAAATCTATTGAATCTATGACACTACGAAATTGAGAACGACTTTCTTTAGGAATGCCATTTAAAATTATCTCTTGAGATTCAGGTTCTAAAGCTTTAAATTTACGAGCTAATGTAGTAGGAGCAAATTCATTCTGAGGGCTTTGACCTAATTCACTAATTAATGATTCACTAAATACTTGTTTCTCTTCTCCTTTTAAGGAATTTAGAACAGTTCGTGCATTCTTTGCATCTACTTTTGCGTTATTGATAATGTCTTTAAATGTTTGAGTAGCCGTTTTATTTTTTAATAGACGGTTAACAATCTCTTCATTTTTGCGAGCAAAATTACTATAAAATTTGTTGTGACGTTGAAATGCATTTAACGCATCACCACCTTTCTGTTCGAATAAATTACCAATATCACGTTGAATTTGAGCACGGAGATTTTTTAACTGACCTTGCTGTTTATCAAAGCCTAGGAATCCAAAATTATTTATTTTATCATCTATTTCACGTCTAAAAAATACTAAATCTTCATAAGGAACTTTTCCTTCATTGCGTTTGGCAATGTTTTGCAATTTGGAAAATTCTTTTCCTACAGCACTTGCACCAAATTGTTGTTTTGCTTCTTGCGTTGCAAACTGAGGCACTTGTTGAATGTATTCTAAAGTATTAGTTATTTCTATACCTTCATCAGGGGTAACATAAGTACGCATACGTTGTTGTAACTTTCCAGCAATCTCTTCACCACGTTGTTGGAATTTTCTCAATCCTTTCTGTGCTATCTCTCCTGCTTGTGCTTGCGTTGTAGAAGTATTTAATTTCTCGATAGCTTGTTGTGTTTTATTGATACTTTTTTGCAATGGAGTACCAATAATAGGAATTTCTCGTAAAATATTCTGCGTACTCTTAAGACTTCGACTTTGTGAGACATCGGCCAATGTAGGCTCTAAACCAGCACGTTCAAAAGTCTTCACTTTTTCAGGAGAAACCTGCAATGCTTTTCTTAGTCCTCTTTGAGCTAAATTTTGCACTGTACTTTTCGCTTGTGCTGCTGCTGGTAAGCCGACAGTAGGTGCGGCTCCCCCTACTACTCCCCCAATTAAGGGGGCTAACATACTTTCGGGATATTGTTCTGCACCAATTTGAGAACCAGCTCCAGCTCCAGCAAACTGCGCTGCTTCAGCCACAGTCTGTGGCGATAAAAATCTTTGGATAGTACCACCTGCTTTTGCACTTCCAGCTCCAATCCCTCCACCTAGAACTTCTCCCGCACTAGTAATTGCACGTTCATATGGGGTTTCTGCTTTATAACCAGTTAATGATTCTAAGCCTTTTTGAACATTGCGCGTAACAAAACCATAAGGATATGGGGGCTCTCCAAATTCTCCTGTTCCTAAATAACTCAATCCTTGCGCTGGTAAATTTACAAATAAACCAAGAAGATCTGGAATGCCTCCTATAGCACCAGCTGCTAAAGATTGTGCTAATAATGGTATAGTTCTAGCTTCATTTGGTCTTTTGCGCATCTCATCCCTCAAAATCTGGTTCACTTTGTCTTATTATTGCTAATAATTCCTCTTTAGAAGGCACCATAGAAGGATTATTAATCTCCTGAATTACGGTCGATTCCGTATCCGTTATATCATATGGTCTTGCATCTAAACTAGAAGCATTTTGCAGATCTTGCTGAACTAGAGTTTTTACATTTGGTAATTTTACTCGGTTGTTTTTATCTACTAATTCAATATTATTGAGAGTAGATACTCCCATGCTTCGGCCTAATTCCATATCTCTAGGATTATATTTCGCCCATTCTTTTAAGTATTTATCATAAGCTATTTTATAAGCTCCTATTTCTTTCAATCCTTTGATAATAATACGCCTCGCTTCTGGCTTTTGTGTAACATCTGGAATTGCCTTTTGTATTTGTTCTACGGTTCTTTCTAACCTTGCTGCCCCAGCTGGAATTGTTTGTAAATATTCTTGGAATACACGTGATTTAGTTTTTTCAATGATATCAAATGCTTCTTTACCTTTTTGATTTAAGCTAGCTCTAATAGCAGCGGGAGGGAGTAATTGAGTAATAACATCACCTGCCCCTAAAAATGGTTTTGCCGCTTCATCAAACGAGACAAAGGCTTTTTCTAATTGCTGTAAATCTCTTAATAAATTTCCAGCATCTTTCGCTCCTTCTGCTCCCTCTTTTAAAACTTCACTACGAATTTTACGATCTTCTTTTGTTAATGTATTTGCCCCAGTAATAGGTTTTAGAGTTCTTTGACCAGTTTGAGGATCCACACTTGGTTCAAATAGTGTTTCTCCTTCCTTTACTCGTATAAATTCTTCTTGAGGTGCAGGAGTTAAACTCTGTTGCAGACTTAATGCTTGTTGTGGATTCACTCCCGCACTTAATAATTGAGACAATCCCTCATTACCTGCTTGTAAAGCATACTGGGATAAAGCATTTTGTTGTGCAGCCATTTGAGCTTGCATCTGCTGCTGTTGCTGCATTTGCATTTGTCTTTGTTGTTCGGCTTGCGCTTGTTGGAACTGTTGTTGTTCTTGCCCTCTAACTATTTGTGCAGCTGCTGGTAAAGTTTGACCTAATGAAGATCCTTGTAAACCAGCCATCAAACCAGCTAAACTTAATATAGTGCCATATGGATTTTTTTCTTGCATAAATACCTCTAAAATAAACCTCCTAAACCCTGACCAAACGTCGGTGATCCATATCCTAAACCTTGGGCGATTTGAGGACCAAACATGAATGACCCTACATTAGCTAATCTACTTGCAAAATTAGGTCGTAAAGGAGTACTTACACCACTTTGTGGAACTCCTGACAACAATGGTAACAACGCTTGCGCCTTAGCATAGTCTGGACTCAATTGTGCTAATTGAGATGGTTGCGATAAATTTAATAATGCTTGATTCTGTTGCTGAACTGCACTGCCAGCATTTAACATATCTGCTAAACTTTGCTGACGTAATCCTAATGCTCTTTGTGTGATACCAGATTCTAAATCTCCTAATGCTCTCGCACGTGCTTCTTCAATTTGTGGGTATTGACCACCATATAAAGCATCGCGTGCTAAAGAGCCAACTCGTGCTTCTCTGCCTCTAACATTCGAAGCATTGATATCACTTTGACGATTGATATTTTCAATAGCCCTTTGACGCGCAGATTCAAAGGGTTGCATATATTGTGCTAAACCTGTGGTACTGTAATCTGGTTCACCGTAAGCTTGTAAGGCTTGTCTTTGATATTGAGAAAATGGCTCTAAAACTCCTATAGGTTGGGTGGGAGATTCTGCACCAAGAGCTTGTTGTAAATTATACAATGCCTGCGAGTCAAATGGGGACGTTGGTTGTTGAGCTTGTGTCAAACGTGGATTCGCATAAATGTTTTCTGGTACTGCTTGCGAAGCATATTGACCAAACCTATTGTATACATTTTGTAACTGCGAGGGTAATGCTGCATATCCACTTAGAGATTTCCCACCCTTGTTACGGGAAGCTAAAAGAGCCCCTCCTAATAATGCTGCTCCTAATCCAATTGCCATATGTTTACTCCTATTAAAATGATGCCACTGCTACTCGTCTCCAACTTAAGGATCCACTAGCATCTATCAAGAAATAAACATAAGTTGCTGTTATAACTACATCATATAATTTATCAGCATTTCCTACATCATTACTCGCTGATGGAGTCCCCCTATCAGTTCTGAGTCTACCTTTAATAAAAAAATTATTCAAAGTATTAGTTAAATTTAAATTATCATCTTCTAACTCTTGTACTCTTCTTAAAATTTGATCTTTATCTTCTTGCATTTTTATCTCTTAGTAAATGGCTTAATTTCTTCAAAACTTTTTTGGATTTTAAACCCTAATTCATTAGAAAAATTATATACATACTGTCTTTGCCTTCCGACAATACGAGTATCTATGTGTTGTGTATTATCATTAACAGTATAGGGGCCGAAGCTACGGGCTGTAACTTGCCCATCATACTCCTTAGTATTAACCGTCATTGTATATAAAGTATCTCCTGTTTTAGCAGTGCCTATTGGTAATTTTAAATTAGAAGGTATAATTTCACTTATATTTTGTATATAGTCTCCCTCTCCTATTAATGTATAATTAGTGGTTAAAGAACCTGTCATATTATCATTATCATCACTATAATCTATCTCATGAATGTAGAGAGTGGTATCGATGGACTCATCACATTTACCAATTGCCATATATTGATTACGCTTTGGATTCTCTTGTGTTTCAGCCGCAGTTCTACTTAAAGAACCATTAGTGAAATGACCCTCTTTATAATTCCAAATAATATAAGTATCTGGTTCTTCATCATTAAATGGAATAAACCACCATACTTCTTCAAAAAATCTAGGAGTATAACAAAAAGTTAAATAAGCATAAGTGCTGTTATAATTATCTAATAACCAAGTTAAAATAGTGTTGTTAGGTAATACCTGATGAATAGATCCATTATAAGAATAAAAATTATTATTTCCCAGCCATACGACATGATCAGGTAGTTCAACTACAGCTTTAGGTCCGATAATACCATCATATGAGGTAATTTGTTTTACAATCCATATGTCTGGCTTATCTACAAATCTCATATTAAACACTTGATCACGTGTAAATAATAAATATTGGCCTCGAATATATGCATGTGAAATTAGCCTAGATGCTCCCACCACCAATCGGTTAAATACGCTTGTAGTAGCACTAGCAGTCCAGCTAGTAGCATCCCCAATATCACTTGTATGTATGTTATTTTCATCTCCATCACCAAAAGTTACAATTACATTTTCTGCCTCTGCCACAAAGACATAATTCACTGCTGTGGGTGCACCACTTAATAAAGTTGGTGCAACTCCTAAATCATTATCCCAATAATATACTCCCGTTTGATTACCAGCATTCATGACACAGCCTACAGTTGTGCCATCATTATAGCGTCCAAATGACCATATACGAGGCAATTGAATACTAACTGTTAAAGCTTTACCTACTCCATATGCTCCCACCCCATACGGACCGCCACTATACCCACTATCACTAACAGTGCAATTACCCGCCAGTATTTGGCCCTGAACTGTAGTAGAAGCTCCACCACCACTAGAGGTACTACTAGTTGCATAGTTGGTACTATCGTCTAAATAATATTTATAAGAGTTAGCATCGACATATCTTACAATACTTTCTACATTGAGGTCGCCTGCTGTAAAACCTCCAAAGGCTGTAGCAGCAGCAATTTTAATGCGATCCCCTTCACTAAAGCCATGACTTGCATGTGATACCGTAATAACTTTAGTCGCTAAAGTTGCTCCAGTGCCCCCACTGTCATCAGCATTAGCAGTAGTACCTACTACAAATTCAATCGTAGTAGCAGTGACATTACTAATAGTGTGAATTCCATTTAGGGTTGCAGCAGTTACATTGGCAATATCTGCGCCTACACCAGCAATAGTAATAGAATCCCCGATGCGAAAAGTTGTTTGCGTGAGTGGAGAGAATACCACACTTACTACTGTACTTCCATCAGTAACACTTATTGGGTCTGTACCTAAAGTACCATAATTAGTAGCCAAACTATTAGCTATCGCTGTAGTTGAAGTTACTAAAGGAGTTATATTATATAACTTGCCCCTTTCATATGTATATAAGCGTGTATGAGTACCAATAAGTATATGTTCAATTTGTGATTCATCACTATAACTATAAATAGAACGTGGCACACCATTTAGCTCTTGAAAATTATCAAATTCAACTGTTTCCCATCCACTGATCTTTTGCGGTAATCCTGAGTCAAATCTAATTTTATCCGCATCAGTATAAACTAAAGAAGTCAACGAATTATCTTCTTTGTTTACC